CCTCGAAGGTGCCTCCCAGACGATCGCCGCGCAGATGTTCTACGGCAATGGGATCACCAATTCGGCGTCCTATACCGGTCTGTCGAACTACTACAACACGCTGGAAACGGCGACGGCAGCCAACGCCGCCAACGTGTTCGACTGCGGCGGACGGGCGTCGAATAACGCCTCCATCTGGGGCATCGGCTGGTCGCCACGTTCCATCTACGGCGTGTTCCCACGTGGCATGCACGCAGGCGTCGAACTCACGCCGCTCGATGAAATGAAGCTGGCCTACGACAGCCTCGGCAATCCGTATCGGGCGAAGATCACCTGGTTCCGTCAGATGGCCGGCCTCTGCATCGAAGACTGGCGCTGGGGCTTCCGGCTCTGCAATCTCGATGTGACCAATGCCGCGGCGGGCGGTCTCGCCGGTCCGAATGCTGCCGACATCTTCGCAATTCTCTCAAAGGCCGTATTGCGGTTGCCGAAGATGGCACGCGGCGACAGCGGGATCACCGAAACCGACGCGCGTAACGAACGCGGGATGACGGTGCGGCCGGCTTTGTATGCGAACAGAACGATCCGGGGTTTCATGGATATACAAGCCATCAGAGATAGAAACGTTTTGCTCGGACCGAAAGATTACGCTGGCGAACCCGTGACCTCGTTCAGGTCAATCCCAATCAGAATTATGGACCAGTTGACCTCAACAGAAGCCCAGGTAACCTGATCGGCTTTAAGTAAAAGTTAAATCTGACAAGCCGGCAAACCGAAAAGGACCCGAGCCATGTTGCTCGACACCCAGCTTATCTTCGACAGCAACTCGTCTCTGATTGCCTCGGCGGTCAGTGTGCCATCGGAGAACGTGATTGACCTCGCCGGTGTCGGTGTTGGCCAGGCGCCTCCGAACTACTTCGGCGTCCAGGATTTGGTATTCGGCGAGGATATCGGCATCGGCGACGGCGCGAGTCCTCCTGTCCTGACCGTCATCGTTGGCACGACGTTCACCACCGCAAACGCCGGGACGCTCACCGTCGCGCTGCAATACTCGATCGACAGCGGCGCGCCTGGCTACACGCCATCGGCATGGGTGACGGCGTTGCAGACGGGTGCCATCGCGGTCGCCAATCTGACCGCAGGCCAGCAGATCGCCGAGATGACGATGCCACCGCGCGCGCCGGGCCAGGGTATGCCGCGGTTCATTCGGCTTCTCTACATCGTTGCCAATGCGTTCACCGCCGGCACAATCGCGTTCGCCGGCATCAACACCGGCCGCAACGATGACACCAAGGCGATCTATCCGGCCGCGTATTAAAGGGAGCACGAAACTTGGCACGCAGACCGCAGACTGCCGGCTCGGAGCAGGACGACGATGCGTTCATTCCGAGCGATACCGATCTCGGCATCGGCGAGGATGCTGCGCCGGCCGCTCCTGCGCAGGACGATCGTTTCGCTGCGGCGATTGCCGATCCGGCAGTGGCAGCGGCCATCGAGCAGATCGTGCAGCAGCGTGTGGCCGAACTCGCGAAGCAACAAACCGGTGCTGCCGCGGCACCCGGCATCGACATCCTCGCGGCGATGAAAGTGCTGGCCGAGCAGATGGCGAGTGCCATCAACCGCTCGACCGCAGCGACGATGGAACAGATGCCGGGGCACGTGAAGCCGATCCCGGTCGAGGAGGTCGAGGCGCGCGCTGCGGCATGGACCGAGATGACGGCGCTGCTGCGCGACACCAACACGCGCTATATCCGCTGCATGGAACAGGGCCGCGTCGATGAGGCCGAGGCGATCGAGCCGCGCTATCTGCTGCGCGAGGACTTCTTTGGTCCGGGCGATGCGGGTTCCGAGATGTATCTCGCCGGCAGCACGATCCGTTGGTTCGGTCCGCCCGGAACCTACATGGAGCCGAAGAGCGCCACCGCCGTGAAGATCAGCGATGCGATGTGGCGCTACATCGGCGGCCATGAGGGACCGACCGCCGAGGACATCGGCTCGTATGTGTCGCAGATGCGCCGGCCTTCGATGCCGGGTGCCAACATTCCCGAGATGCCTGATCTGGTCGGCCCGATGCGGGGGCAGCGGCTTGGCGCGTCCCTCGTGGCCAATGTCGGCGTGGTCGAGGTCGGCCCCAACAGGATCATGGGCACGCTGATCGAAGAGATCAAAGGCGGCTTCGGCCGGCCCGCTTACGTGGTGGAGCGTTGAACATGAAACGACTTCTTGCTGTCGGCATCGCGGCATTCTGCATCGCTGCGGCGTATGCGCAGGGCGTTCCGACGCTGTGGCTGGCAACGCCCAACGGCCAGGAGGCGGTCAACGTCACCGCCTACAGTCCTGGGGCGCAGATCGCCAGCGTCGCCGTTGGCGCGATACGAGACGCCCGTGGCTACTCGAAGCAGGTGCCGCTGACAGGAGCCACGATCACGTTCGGCGGGGCGATCGGGTGCAGCCCCGTGTCTGCGACGGCCGGGGCGTGCACGTCGGTTCTGCAACTGACGCCGGCCGGCACTTTGGCCACGCTGACGATCAAGACGCCGCTGTATCCGGTCGATGGCGAGGTGATGCAGATATTCTCCACGCAGATCATTACAGCACTGACGATGACGGCCTCGCAAAGCCAGACGATCAACGGCGGCCTGACCGCGCTCGCGGCCAATACCGGATATGCGTGGCTCTATTCGGCCGGCTCGTCCGCGACCAACGGCACCTGGGATCGGATACAGTAAGCACCGCCAACCAAGGAAAGATGTTGCAATGAAGAAACTCTTACTCGCTGCGGTTGCTGCGCTCTCGCTGGTCGCCGGAGTCGCACTCGCCCAGCTTAACAGCGCAACGATCGTCTCATCGGTCGGCGCCACCGATCTGTTCCCCGATACGATAGGCGGGGCTCCGCAGCCGTCAACGCAGTTCGCTCCCGCCGGCCTCATCAGCAATACCGCTTCGGTCGCCTATTCGGTGCCGCTGACGGCGTTCACGATCACGCAGGGCGCTGGCATCACGTGGACGATCATCAATCCGGCCGGCACGCTGGCGACCGGGACGTTCACGTTCAACGCGACGCCGACCAACGGATCGCGGGCCTGTCTGGTATCGTCACAGACCCAGACGGCGATCACCTTTACCGGCAATACCGGGCAGACCGTGACCGGGGCGCCGACGGCTCTGGTGGCCGGAACGCCGGTCTGTTTCACCTACGTCGCGTCCGTCTCGACCTGGTTCAAGGCGTAACAATGCCACCAGTTTCTGAGAGCCAGCGACGCTGGGCCTTCGCCAACAAAGACAAGGGCGGCAAAGAAGGCGCTGCGGCCAAGGAGTTTGCTAACGCTGACCCAGGCGGCAAGTTGCCGGCCAAGGTCGCAGACGGCAAGCCGATGTCCAAAGCCGACGAGCGCTACGGCAAGAAGTGAGAGCAGTGGTGGGATTCCAACCCACGGCGCCTTTGGATTACCCCTCGCTGGCAGGGCCATCGGCGTTTCGCTCAGCGTCACCGTTCAAGCACTCCGGCACACCGCTCAAAAGCAGATTATGATGCCATCCCTGACACTTCAAGACGCGGCGCGGAGGCCGACCATGGCGCGTGCTCACAAGTGGAAGAAGCCACACACCGAGTTCACTCCAGGCGGGAGCGTGACAGCCGATAGCCGACGTGCATCCGAAAAGGCCGGTCACACGATGGCGGGAGGTAGTTTCCCGATCAACAATACGGCCGATCTCGCCCGCGCAAAGCATGATGTCGGTCGCGCACACAATCCGGCCGCAGCGCGATCCTGGATCAACAAGCGCGCGAAGGAACTCGGCGCATCACCGCTCGGCGGCAGCAAAGCGGACCGCCGCTACGGAAAAGGACACTGAGACATGGCAGAGGCAAACGCCGCCGCAGAGAAGCGCTACGGCAAGACGGACGGCGGCAAGCGTCCCGAGGAAAAGAAGCCAGAGCCCGAGAAGAAGCCTGAAGGCGAAGGTGAGGGCGAAGCCGAAGGCCACGGGTCGGAGCGTGCCGAGATGCACGACCGTCATCGCAAGGAGCGGCGCGAGGCGCACGGTCACCACCGCACGGCGATGGACGACATGCACAAGCGGCACGAGCAGGAAATCGCCGCGATGAACCAGAAACAGATGGGCGGTGATGCGGCTGCCGCTGGTGGCGCCGCTGCCCCTGAGGGACCGGACGGCGCAGGAGACTGACGATGGCCGGAATGCGCCGCTTCGCTTCGATGGCTCACAGCGACGATGAGCTGTTCGACATGGCGAAAGCTCGCGCCGGCATCAGTAACGATGACGTGCCAGAGTATCCGCCAGGAATGCGGTTCACCATTCACGAAGCCGATTTCGAGGCTTTGGGTATTGGTGACGTGCAGCCTGGCGCCAATGTCAGGTTTGCGGCATTCGCGCGGGCCACCAGCGTCAATCGGCGCACAGATGGGTGTCGGATCGAGGCGCAGATTGAGATGTTGTCACTGGACGAAGGCGAGTTCGTGGATCTGGAAGAAGAAATGCGCCCGTCGATCTGTCTCAACGAGCATGACCATGAGCGCCTGGATCTGGACGAAGACGCACAGCGCGGCGACATGCTCCATCTGATAGGAACCGCTCGGGTCGAATCAACCGACGACAACCGTTACATGGGGCGGTCTGTGTCGCTTCAGATCATTGAGGCCGACGTCGAAGACGAAGATCAGGAGGGCGAGGATGGCTGATGGTGTCATGGTTCCGTGCGCGGTCCGCACCGATGATGAATACGGACAATTTACGCACATCGAGCGCATCAACGGTTGGGAGAACCCAGCCGCCATCCCCGGAATCTTCTACGGCAGTCCCGTCAATCGCCCAGGCGAAGACGAAACCTTCACGGAGCAACAGTCGTGAGCGAGACCACCTTCCATCCTGGTCGGCAGCCGCCGGCTCAGTTGCCACTTCCCCCGCCCTATTCACCCCCTTTGGGAGTATCCGTCGTGCCCACTGCCAATGATGCGTTACGGGTCCAGGCCTTCAATTCAGCGGTCGCGCTCGGCGGCTCGGGCGATGCCATCATCGCCAATTCGCAGTTGTTCCTGGCCTTCCTGTCGGGCCAGATGGACGCGCCAGGAGCGGCGGTTCCGAAACCGGCACCGGCGCACAGCGACGAAAACGAAGTTCATCCCAGTAAGGCCGTGGCAGCGGCGACGCCAACTCCGGCGCCCACTCCGCTTGCAGTCACGCCTCGCCCTGAGCCCACGCCGATTGCTCCACCGCGTCCGGCACCTGTGCCGACACCGGCACCAGTTCCAGCGCCTACGACAGCCGGACCAGGCGGCCCTACGCTGCACCCCGCCGGCTGACGCGGGTGCGCCTTGTCGCGGCGCTCCTCGCCGCCTTACTTCCGGCACTCGCATGGGGCCAGGGTTCGGTCTTACAGGCCGGCCCTGGCTTTCCGAATCATGCGCCCATGTATTCGCCAGGCAGCGGCCTTTCCACCGCCATCCAGGACAGCGGTCCGGCCGGCGGCGGTCTGGCGGGGCTCGGTCTGTCGGAAATCCTTCAGGTCAATCCGTCGCCGCTTCCAGGCACCGGAACCGGGCCGCTCGGGACGCACGACTGCGCCTACAGTGCGCCGATCGCCAATGGGAGCGGGTATTACTATTTCTGCCTGGACGCCTTTTCCCAGGGCGGCGGCCTCATGGTGTATGGCGCCGGTGGTGGCGCGCCTCAGGAGCCGTTCAACTTTGATATCAACGGGACCAACTACACGTTCCCGTTCTCGGTGGGCGGCATCGTCGGCCCCTCGACCAGCACCATCGGTCACAGCGTCTGTTGGAACAATACCGTCGGCTCGCTCGTGCTGGACTGCGGTCCGCCCCTGCTCGGACCGTCGACCACCGTCGTCAACGATACCGCGTGCTGGAACAACACGACCGGCACCTTGCTCAAGGATTGCGGAACGTCAGGGCTGTTTCTGCCGCTCACCGGCGGCACGCTGACGCCAACCGCTGGCACCTATAACCCTGGGTTCATCGTCAATCAGACCGGCCCGTCCAGCGCACCTGTCACCGGCCCGCAGAACTACAACGCGATAAACGCCACCCATACGACCGCGATCGGCGGTCCGGCTGGAACAACGCAGGCCGCTGCCCTCAGGGTCAACATGGAAACCGGCGGCGTCAATCTTGCCGGTGGTCCGATCATCGGCACCTACTCCGTGATCACGGATGGTATCAGCGGGACCGTGAACGGCCTGGACAAGATCGGCGAGGTCGGCAGTTGCGACGTCTCGATCTTCGATGTGAACTCCGGCTGCTACGGCGGCAACTCCGTCGCCGTGCTCGAAAGCACGGGCACGATCGGTAGGCTGGTCGGATACGAAAGCGACATCCTCGGGAAAGCCGGAGGGACAGCGAGTTATCGATATGCCTACTCCGCCGTCAATGCCGGAGCGATCCAGGCGACAACCGGCATTGACGCTGCGTATGTAGCCGGAAACATCGGAGGAACCTCCGGCGCCTTCGAGAATCTGATGGTGCTCACCAATAGCCTCGGCTATGCACCCCTCGCAACGAACGGCAATCTCTTTGTGTCGGACACAGCCTTTACCGTGGCGAACGTGTTCGATATGGGCAACGCAAACGTCACTGACAAAATCCTGAACTTTCCGAATGTGCAACTGACCGGCTCCGGCAATCTCACGGTCGCCAATGCCACGCTGACCGGGGTGTCCACCGAGAACGGCCTGTTTGCCTGCATCAGCACGGGGAACATCATCGCATCCGAGGCGACCACCTGCGTGCCGTCATCGAAGCGATACAAGGATGACCACGGGCTGATCCCCATGAGGGAAGCACTCGACTTCATCGCCAACATCAACCCATCGATCTTCACAGGGAAAGCCGGTCAGACCAAGGTCGGTCCCGGCGAGCACGAAGGCATCTACGCCGAGGACGTCTGTCGCCTGAGTGCGCGTGCCTGCGTTCTCAATGACCAGGGCCAGCCTGAGAGTTATGACGATCGCGCGGTTCTGGCGCTCCTGCTTCGATCGCAACAGGCCACGCTGTTCGACCGCATCAGGTGGGAACTGGGCCTGCTGTGAGCGGTTCGTCGGCGACACCTACGAGCATCGTCAACCAGGCCGTCGCTTTATTCGGCAATGACATCCCGCCGGTCACCGGGACCTACCCAACCTTTGATGGCTCGGTCGCAGGTGTCAATGCCGCCAAACTCTATGCCCCATGCGTGGCGACCGTCGCCCGTCAGTTCGGTTGGGACTTCTCGCGCAACTGGGTGGAGCTCGCGACCACCGGCAATACGCCGCCGCTCGGATGGGCCTACGAATACGAGTATCCGTCCGGCGCCGCGGAATTGCGCCAACTCGTGCCGCCGGCGATCAGCGATCCGAACAATCCCCTCCCGGTGGACTGGTCTGTCGGCAACGTGATGGTATCGGACCAGCCGACCAAGGTCATCTGGGCCAATCAGGCAGGTGCGCTGGCGGTCATCACCAATCTGCCGCCGCCCTCCACATGGGATCCGCTGTTTCAGGAGACCGTCGTCCGGCTGCTGGCCTCCGAGATGGCGACGGCGATTGCCGGCAAGGCGGACACAAGCCGCGACCTTCTGGAGCAGTCTGGCGGCTTTGCCGGAGTCGGCATCACGCGGCCTGACTGACGATGGCAATCACAGGTAAGGAACTCGTCGAGGTCATCACCTTCGGCGTGTCATCGCCAGGATCAGCAATCGCAGCGGGCGGCACCGAACTTATTCCGCTTTCGACGATTGCCACCCTGGGAGGAGGTGGAGGGTTTCCTTCCCTTCTCGCGAAAAACGTTACGGCCAATGCCCCATTGGGCGTTCTGCCAGCCGGAGGATTTATTGGGCCGTTCCTGCTCCTGGAGGAAACCGCCGGCTCCCCAGCCACGATTTCGATCGGCACGACGCTCGGTGCAAGCGACGTGCTGTCGGCTCAGCCACCGGTTCCCGCGAATGGTAGCCTTACCGTCGACATCACCAGTTTCACCAAAGGTTGGAGTTCGTCGTCAGCGCCACAAACGCTTTATCTGACCACCTCGGGCGGTGGCTCGTCGATTACCGCGCAACTCCTCTACTGGATCATCGGAACACAAGGAGGCGTTCCTGCCGGCGCAACCGGTCCCACTGGCCCTGTTGGCCCCACCGGCTCGACAGGGCCAACGGGCGCAACCGGACCAACCGGTGCTGGCCCCACTGGCGCAACCGGTCCAATCGGCCCTACCGGGCCTGTCGGTCCTACAGGGGCCACGGGGGCGGTTGGCCCCACTGGCGCAACCGGAGCAACTGGGCCAACCGGAGTCGGCACCACAGGCGCGACAGGTCCCACAGGCGCGACGGGCGCCACCGGGCCATCTGGTGGCCCTGCCGGACCGACCGGCGCCACAGGTCCAACAGGAAACACAGGCCCGACAGGACCGACAGGACCGGCTGGCGCGACCGGACCCACCGGCGCGACCGGAGTGGGCGCGACCGGCCCTACAGGGGCGACCGGACCAACAGGCCCCGCAGGAGGCACACCGGCCACCTACGGAGCGAGCGTCGCGGCAGGTGCCGGGTCGGCAATCACCGTCAACGTCCCGTTCAACGTCACCGACCTCAATCTGCCGCCAGGGACGTATCTGATCTACGGCAACGTCGGGGCGCATCCCGGCGACAGCACGACCGTTGTCCAGGGCCTGAATGCCTGGATATCGACCACCTCAGCTTCTCTTCCAACGCTCCCGAATGCCGGGGCGGATCAGGCGCCAGGCATCTTCAGTCCTCCGGCTGGCGTTGGGCCGCTAATCTCGGCCGGCGTGATGACACTCACACTGGCCAGCACCACCCTGGTCTATCTGTCCGGTGTCTGTGGCTACAGTGGCACGCAGCCGTCGAACTACGGCTTCATCGGCGCCATCCAACTGGCAGGCACCGGGGCGACCGGACCGACCGGCGCCACAGGTGCTACCGGCCTTACCGGACCGACCGGCGCCACAGGTGCTACCGGGGCGACCGGCGCGACCGGACCTACCGGACCGACAGGCTCAACCACATTCACGGAAACCGTCTTTGCCGCCACCAGCTTCTCGGCACTTCCGACATCTGATCCAGGCGGAGGGTTGCCATGGCTGAACAACGGCTTCCTGATGATCGGAACACCGGCATGACGGCTCGCTTCCTTGGCAACCATGGACTGGCGATCGCGTTATTGATCGGTTTCTTCGGTGGCATCGCACTTGGCGCGACAGGCACCGGTCTGGGAACGATCGGCTACTATCGGGCGACCGTGCAGAACAAAACGGGCGCTTACACGCTCGTGGCCACAAACGCAGCCGCATCGTCCGATTGCGGCACCGAGATCGTCGTCACGGTCAGTTCTACAGCAGCGGTCACATTGCCCAACAGCGGCGTCATCGGATGTCAGGTCACCATCGTTCAGGGCGGAACGGCCAAAGTGACGTTGACGGCTGCATCGGGTGGCACACTGACATCGCCGCACTCATTCACCGGCACCTATGCACAGGGCTCCGCCATCACGGCGCAGGTAATCGCGAATGCCGGATCGGCGGCGCAGTGGTTGTTTGGCGGTGACGGCTCATGAACAAACTCGTCCTTTTGTCGTCGGCTGCATTCTTCCCCTGGGTCTGGACCGTGGCGCACGCGCAGATGGGTCTGCCGGCCGGGCGGGCGCAGGTGTTCGTGCCAGCCGGCAGCAGTTCTTCGTGCCCCGACAACGACGGCTCATCGGGGTCATCAGGCGGAACGGCAAACTACCCATCGCTGCTTTCCGGTTACGCCGCCGCGATCAACGGCACGCTCGGACTTGGCTGCAAGGTCGCTGGCGTGGATTATTACGTTGGCGTTCCGCAGGGACTGACGCTGCTCGATCCGACGACGGCCTCGCTTCCGTCCGGGTGCACCTACGACGGATCGCAATATGTGACGTGCTCAGGAGCTAACATAACGATCTCGGGTTATGATTTTTCATTGCATACGCCAACGCTGTTGGTCGGCACCGTCTCAGGGACGCTTACCGTAACCAACAACAAATTCGCATTCGGCGCGAACTGCACCGATCCCGTTGTCAATGTCACCGGAAATCTGACGCTGACACACAATACGATCGATGGCACGGCGGGGTATGGTTGCGACCTAAGCCAGGGTTTTGGCTCGTTCGTTAACGAGAACATCCCGATCGGCGGGTCTTTCACTGCGGAATACAACTATTTTGAACATATCCCGCAGGACGGCTTCGATATGAACTCCCCCGCTTCGGGCACCGAAACGACGGTCATAAAATATAACCTCGGTCATATCGAGGGAGAGACGGGTCATCCCGATTTTATTCAATACTGCGGCGGCGGCGGCGGAACAATCGAACCGACGATCGAGCACAATACGTGGTATGGCACGGCGGCGACCAGCAATGGCGGTGTCCAGCCGATCCACGTCGAGTCCCAGACATGCACCGGCGTGGGGCATATCACAGATGCGGCGGTTCGTTTCAACACGGTTTTGGCAACCGGCACGTGCAACGGAGGGACCAACTTTCCGACGGGATGTAGTGCCAATTTTGGAATTGCCTGCAAACAGGACGACACTTCCACCAATACGATCTTCGAAGCAGACGGCAACTATGTCGACTGGAGCGGCGCCATCGCCGCGCTCACGAACGGCTACGGGTGTCCGTCCACGACGTGGGGATCGCCTTACTCAAACTACGATATGACGGCAGGCATCCCACTGTCGACGAACCCGCCCTGATGGTCGCCAGCCTTCAAAACCCCGCTGATATCGTCAATGCGGCCCTCGCACGCATCGGCCGCCCCGAGAGCGTCGGCAATCTTTACGATGGCAGCGAGTTCGCTCAACAGGCGCTGGCGACATATGGCCAGACCCGCGATGCGCTGTTACGTGAGGCCGACTGGGGGTTTCCCCGTCGCGATGTCGCCCTGACGGTAGTCAAGATCGCACCACCTGGAGGATACATCCCCGGCTTCAGCGTCTGGAATCCCGCAGCAAATCCGCCGCGGCCATACTTGTTCGAGTATCAGTATCCGGCCGATTGCGTGATGGTGCGTTCGATCCGGCCGCCGGACTTCTTCCAGCCGAACTTCGCGCCGCTGCCACAGAACTTCGAGATCGCCAACGACGCGGTGCCGGCGACCGGCCAGACGACATCTCCAGGTCGCGTGATCCTGTGCTATCTTCAGGGCGCCATCGCAACCTACTGCGGACAGGTGACCGACATGACGCAATGGGACATCGGATTTGTCGAGGCGCTCATCAACGAGATGGCGCGCGCCTTCAATGCGATGAAACCGAAACAGCAACAGCAGGGGCAGGAGTCGCCGTTCCTCGGCGCCGTCGAGCCCGTGCACACCGTCATGCGCCAGGGGTGATTTTTTGCAAGTTGAGGACATTTGCAACCGGGCCTTGGATGCCATAGGCGCATCTGATCAGACCATCGGTGACATCCAACAAGGCACGACTGCTGCGAGAGTCCTGCTGCGCCACTACGTTCCCTGTCTGGAACAGTTGCTGCGTGGGGCGAGGTGGAATTTCGCCCGCGCTCAGAATCCCATGCAACTCCTTGGCGCTGTCCCAGGCTTCCAACCCGGCGTTCCATCCGGTGTCGGTCCGCAGGTTGGAACTCAGGTCATACCGCCATGGCGCTTCGAGTATGCGTGGCCGATTGATTGCGTGGCAGCAAGGTTCGTTCCGTGGAACAACTCGACGCCGCAGGGATCGACACCGGCCAACAACACATCGATCCCGCCAGTCCCGCCGACGACGTTCACAGAGCCGTTTCAATCACCGTGGCGTTTGATGCCAGCGCGCATGCTGGTGGCAAGCGACACCAACTATCCGTTGCCGATTGCATACAACACCCCGGCCACGCAATGGTGGAATACCCGCGGTGCTGCTCCCGACATGCGAACCGTGGTTCTGACCGACGTCCCATGCGCGGAACTGGTCTATACCAAGTTCGTTCCGTATCCGAACCTCTGGGACGCTCTGTTTCAGGAGGCGATGACCGCGCTCCTTGCAACCTATCTCGCGCTGCCATGCAACCCCGACAAGAAAGAGGGTCGCGCGCTACGGGGAGAACAGATTGCCATTGCGAAAGCGGCGATCGGTATTGCGCGCATGAGCGATGGAAACGAGGGCTGGCCATCGGTCGAGCGCCAGGCTGAGTGGATTTCAGCGCGTCATTCGGGGGCTGGCTATGGCGGTCTGGACATCGGGCCGGGCGTTTACGGATATGGATATTCGAGCGTTCTTTTCGGTGACGGATCGAGTTACTAGGTGTGGCCGTCCCGTTCGGTGATTTCAGTTTTTCAAAAGGCGAGATAGCGCCAGGGCTTTTCGGTCGCGTCGACCAGGCTGCTTTTCATTCCGCTGCGACCACTTTCAGAAACGCCTTCGTAAATTTCAAGGGTGGCGCCTACTCCCGCGCCGGGACCGCCTTCGTTGGCTTCTCGGCACAGACCGGCCGCGCCTATCCGCCGCGCCTGGTGGATTTTCAGTTCAGCATTTTACAGGGCCTCTGCCTTGAGTTCGGTAACAATTACATGCGCGTCGTCTCGAACGGCGCTTTCGTTACCGAGGCCGCGCTGCCGATCACCGGCGTCACCCAGGCCAATCCCGCCGTCATAACCTTCGCCGCATCCGGCGGCTCATCGGCCACACCCCTCAATACGGGGGTGACCGTCAGCTACGCGCCGGGCAATTCGATTGCGCTGGCGGGCGGCACATACCTCACACCGGCTGTCCTGCTGGTCAGCAACACGCTGCTTCTTGACGTGTCGGTGGGCGCTCCGGGATCAGGCTATGCGCCGGGCAACACCATCGTCCCGGCCGGCGGCACGCAGAGCACGCCCGCGCAACTGACCGTCTCCACCACGAAGGTCGTCTCGGCGACCGTTGCTGCTGGCGGCTCCGGGGGCACCAACGGCACGCAGACGGTTACCGGGACCACCGGGACCGGCACACTCTTCCAGGCCGTTGTGAATGTCGCAGGCGGTGCCATCACCTCGGTCGTCTCGGTCACGGTGCCAGGGTCCTACACGGTCAATCCTGCCAGCCTGACGAACGCGCCGGTCTCAGGTGCCGGACTGACCGGCGCACAACTGGCGATCGCGATGGGCGTCAACGCTGTCACCATCACAGGCGCAGGCGTATTTACCGCCAACCCGGCGTCTTATGCGTTCACGCAGGGATCGACGTCGGGCGGTGGCACAGGCGCGACGTTCGTCTCTGCGCTCATGGCGCCGAACGCGGTGACCTTCGCCACGTCGGGCAGCTATTCGATGCTGCCGGCAAACCCGGTCTCGCAGGCTTCGACCTCGGGCGTCGGGCGGGGTGTCCAGTTCACCGTCACCTGGGGCGCCAGCACACCGTTCGCCAATAACAACTGGATTGAGATCGGTGGCGTTGACGGCATGACGCAACTCAACGGCAACACCTACATTCTCGGGGGCGTGACCGGCACGACAGCCGAATTGCTCGATGTGTTCGGCAACCCGGTCAATTCGACGACGTTCGGCACCTATCTGTCTGGCGGCACGGCAGCGCGCATCTTCAACCTGGTGACACCTTGGGCGGAGCAGGACCTGCCGTGGCTGAAGTGGACGCAATCGGCCGATGTGATGTCGCTCTGCTGCGTCAATCAGCAGACAGAGACCGAATACCCACCCTACGATCTGGGTCGTGTCTCGGACAGCGAATGGGTGCTGACGCAAACGACGTTCGGCGCGCAGATCGGCGCTCCGTCAAACGCGAGCGCGGAGCCGACGAATTTCCCCAATCCATCGACGTCGCCGCCGATCTATCCGGCCGCCTATGCCTATGTCGTTACCGCGGTGAATGCGCTCGGCGAGGAGTCGGTTGCGTCCCCAATCGCCAATTTCACCAACGGCGTTGACATCGGGGCGACGGCCGGATCGAACATCGTCACCTGGCAACCCGTCACCGGCGCGGTCTACTACAACGTCTATCGAGCGCCCACGAGTTACAACACCGATCCGGGAAATCCGAACTTTGCGGAACCGGTCCCGGCGGGTGCTCAGTTCAGCTTCGTGGGTTTCTCCTACGGCACGCAGTTTGTGGACAGCAACATCACGCCTGACGGTGCGCAGGTGCCTCCGCTGCACACCGATCCGTTCGCCCGAGGCGTGATCCTGTCGATCACCGTCACGATCCCTGGTTCCGGTCTCACGACCGTCACGCCGACGATAACCACGGCGTCCGGTTTCGGCGAGGCGCTGGAGCCGGTGATCGTCAGCGGTGGCCTGTCGGCTGTGATCGTGCAGGACGGCGGCGAACTCTTCGATCCGGGCGACACGATCAGTTTCGGCGGTCCTGGCGCCTACGCGACCGGAGACATTGCGTTCTCGATCAATCCGAGCAATGGCGACACGATCACGCTGGATGGCAACTCATGGGAGTTCGTTACATCCTCGCCGGGTGCCAACCAGACTCAGATCCAGGGCTCGCTCGCGGCGACGCTGAAACAACTCGTCAGTGATCTGTCGGTTTCTCCGCTCGCCTCAGTGGCGCTGTTCAATTTCACGGCGACGGAGCTTGTCGTCACCTACGGCGCACCGGGAGCGGGCGGTAACCTCTATACCCTGGCGGCGAGCGCAGCCACACCAAGCGGCCCGGCACTGACCGGCGGAGGCGTCAGCAACAACCCGCAGGGCTTCATGACCATCGGCCCGGAGTCCGGGACCTATCCAGGCGTCGTGTCTTACTATCAGCAGCGCCGTGTCTATGCCGGAAGCCTCAACAATCCGGACACCTACTGGATGTCGCAGCCGGGTCTGTTCCAGAACTTCGATGCCCGGATACCGACGATCGCCACAGACGCGATCACCGGCTCGCCGTGGAGTTTGCAGGTCAACGGCATCCAATGGTTCCTGACCATGCCGGGCGGCTTACTGACGTTCACCGGCAACCAGATGTGGCAACTGACCGGCGCTGGCGGTTCCGGGCTTACGCCGGTGGCGATCACGCCGACCGACCAACAGGCGCAGCCCCAGGCGTTCAACGGGATCAGTGGCCTGCTGCCGCCAATCCAGGTCGGCTACGATGTGCTGTTTGCGGATGCTGTCGGCAGTTACGTCTACGACGTGACGTATCAGTATTGGCTCAACATCTACACCGGCAACGACATCACCGTTTTTTCATCACACCTGTTCGACGGCTTCTCGCTGAAGGAATGGGCATGGTCGCGCCAGCCTTACAAGTTGGTCTGGGGCGTGCGCAACGATGGCGCGCTGCTGAGCCTCACGTTCGACAAAGAGCAGGAGGTCATCGGTTGGACACGCCACGACACGCAGGGACTGTTCCAGAGCACGTGCTCAGTCATCGAGCCGCCGGTCAACGCGCCATACTTCGCGGTCGAGCGCTACCTGACCGAAGGCGCCGCCTATACGATCGAGCGCATGGACAACCGATCATGGGCGGCGAGAGAGAATTGCTGGTGCGTCGATTGTGGCCTGGCGCTCCCGCACAATTATCCGGGCGCCACGCTGAATATCAGTTCGGCAACCGGCCTTGGCGCGATCGACGGTGCCATAAACATCGTCACCGGCCAGAATTATTCACCCGCCACGACGGGGGTCGTCATCGACGACAACGGAGAAGGACCGGGCAGCGGGGCGGTCGCGGTGGTGGATATCGTCGACGGCGCGTTCGTTGGTGTCACGTTCTCGTCAAATGGCTCCGGCTATGTCAGGCCGGCGTTGGTGTTCAATGATCCCAGCGGCCAGGGCTCCGGCGCCTCGGCGACGCTGATCCTGAACAACGCGGCTGTGCTGACATCGAGTGTGCCGGTGTTCGGAAGCGGCAATGTGGGTGACGTGGTTCGCTCCGGCGGTGGCGTGATGACGATCGTCGAGTTCATCGACGCATCGAACCTCACCGCCAACATCACTTCGCCAATCGTCAAAATCATCCCCAACAGCGGCGGCATTCCCTTACCCCAACCGGCCGGCTCATGGTCAATGGATACGCCGGTCTCGACCATCTCCGGCCTCGGTCATCTCGCGGGCCTTGGGGTCACAGGTCTCGCGGACGGTGCGGTCATCCCAGGGCGCCAGGTGACTTCGGTGGGCTCGATATCCTTGGATGCACCAGCCACACAGGTCATCGTCGGGCTTGCCTTCACGGCACAGCTTCAGTCGCCCTATCTGGCCGAGGCCGCCGTGCAGGGCCAACGCAAGCGCATCGCCGAGGTCACCGCACGACTGGAAGCCTCGGGACCGTGCATGATCGGGTCCAATCAACCGGACGCCTCCACGCTGTCGCCGGCGCCGCTCGTGGCGATGTGGAGCAATCTGCAACTGGCGGACCCGAGCCAGACGTCGCCACCGCTGGTTCAGCCACCCTATGGCGGGACGGTGCCCCCGCTCTATACCGGCGATATTCGCATTCCGATCGGAGGGGGTTATGCCAAACCGGGACAGGCGGCGATCCAGCAGAGCCTGCCGCTGCCCCTCCAGGTGCTCGCCTTGATACCCGAGACGGAGTTGGGGGACCAACCGCAGGGCGGCAAGCCAGCAGCGAAGCAGCCAGAGGAACAGCGCCGCGGCTTTGCCTTCCAGCCGGCCGGCCCAACACAACCGCCCTATGTCCGCTGAACTGATCGCCGCCCGGCTCGGCCATATCCTCTCGCTTGAGCGACGGGTGCGCGACGAAACAAAGATGCTGGAACGCTACATGGCGCCGGACTCGACGCGGGCTGCGGCGCGCATGTTCCGCGACAGCCGCTACGTGAAGGCGTTGCGGATCGATGGGCGTGTCTACGCCGCCTATGGAATTATCGGCGCGTTGCTCACGCCGCGTGCCATGCTGTGGCTCATGGTTGATCCGGCGATCTGCTGTCACCTGAAGACATTCCTGCGCGTGCTGCGGTCAGAGTTCGACCGGCTGAAGCGCGAGGAACCGGGCCTCTACAGTCTCGTGATCACCGACGACGCGATCGGTTGCCGGTTCGCCGAGCATTTCGGGTTTCGGCTTGGTGAACCGCTGCCGCTCGGTATCCGTATGGCCGAACTGAAAGAGGCTGCCTGAGATGCCCCAGGCCCTTCCCGCCATTGCCGTTGCCGGTGTCGCGCTCTCTGCTGCGACCACGGTCATGTCCGGCGTGTCGCAGGCGCACGCTGCATCCTACCAAGCCGCCGTCAATCGCAACAATGCGCAGACGGCGGCCGAGAATGCGCAGTATGCCCGTGAGGCCGGATCGGTTGAGACACAACTTGCCGGACGTCGGGCCGCAGAGCAGGAAGCCACCGTGCGCGCCGGCATGGCAGCGAATAATATCGATGTGAACACCGGCTCGGCCGAGGATGTGCAGGAAGGCGAGCGCGAGACCGGGTTGCTGAGCCAGGAGACGGTGCAGAACAACGCCGCACTTCAGGCCTACGGATACCAGACTCAGGGCGCGGGCTTCACGTCGCAGGCTGGGTTGTTATCGAGCGAAGCCGGCACTACGGTTCCGGGCAGCCTCCTGGCCGCAGGAGGGTCGGCGGCTTCCAATGCCGCGCTGATCCCGAGCAAGTTTGGCGGCTTCTCGAACTACGAGCCTGCCAGCACGACCTACGGCGGCGTCACTGACCAACTGCCGCCGCAATACTGATGGCCCAGCCTCCATCCTCCAACGGCGTGCCGTTCGCATCGCCCTCACCGACACCGCCGCAGGACTATCAGCACATCGAGGCCACGCCATCCGAGTTCGGCGGGTTGATTGCGCAGGGCGGCGAGAAACTCGGCGAAGGCGCGATTACAGCCACCAAGTTCTACGCGCAGATCGCGGCGCAGCAGGCCGTCAATGGCTGGCAGGACCAGGCCAACCAGACCCTGGCAGACTTCAAGAAACTCCGCGGCCAGGATGCAATGGATGCCGAGCCCGACGTGCGGCAGAAGCTACAGGAATCGCAGGATGAAGCGGGATCGGGTCTCGCTCTGCCGGCCAGCCAGTTGGAGTTCAACCAGAACATCCGATTTTTGCGCAGTCGTTTCGAGGCCGAGGTCGGAAACCATTACGATCAGCAGGCGCAGGAATGGGGCATTGGCGTTAATCAGGCAACGTTCGGGACCGCAACGAACGAACTTCAGGATGCTACGCTGCGGGGAGACCAGGCCGGCGTGATCGCAGCGCAGAAAAAGATTTCCGACGCGTTGATCAAGACAGAGCAACTGAAATACGGCCAGAGTTTGACTCCCGCGATGACGGCTGACGTTCTCAACAGAGCCACAGCGCACAGTGCCGTCACGCAAATTGAAGCGCTCATGCCGACGCAACCCGGCCGCGCGCAGCAGGTGCTCGATGCCAACAGAGGCGCGCTGCCGGGCGGCGTCTACGATACACTCAGCACGAAGCTTAAGGAAAAGAATGAGGATATTGGCATCCAGCGTGGGCTGGATGACGCGTTCACGGGAGGCGGAGGGGGGGCACCGGTTCGACAGATCGACGACGCTACCGCAGGGCGAGCAAAGCAGGTCTACGACGGCTTAATAAAGCGAGGTATGGACCCAAGCACAGCGATCGGCTTTGCTGCGAATGCCGTTGGAGAGAGTGGCGCCAATCCACAATCGAAGCCTGGAGACCAGGGAGCCTCCCATGGCGCGTTCATGTGGCGCGGCGACCGGTTGACGGCCTATCAGAAGCGCTATGGTCATTCGCCCGAGCAAGGCTCCCTCGATGAGCAGCTTGATTTTGTTACATCCGAACTTCACGGGTCTGAAGCGACAGCCGGACAACTGATCGATCGGGCCGGTAACTCACCGGCCGAAAAGGCGGCGGCCATCTCGAAGTTGTATGAAAGACCTCAGGACGTGGCTCTGAACGCCTCAGTCCGTGGTAATTACGCACAACAACTTGCGGTAAGGTTTGGCCTTGACGGCGGCGCAATACAGCCCGTTTCAACGGGATCGCCAACAGGAAACGCTGCCGGACCGTCCGCCGGACCTATGTTCCCAGGCCAGATCGCGCCACTCCATGCTGGCCCGGACACCTACACCAACTACGCACAAATCTGGCAGCGCGTGCAGGAGAACGCGAAACAGATGTTTCCGGATGACGACAAGGCGCAACAGCGAATGATCGCGGAGGGCCAGAACCGCATCAACTTTCAGATCAGCCTTGAGAACCACGCCGAGGTTGCGGCGCAAAAGCAGCGCACCGATTACGATAACGCAAGCTACGGCGCAGTGGTCAAAGGCGTTTACAAAGACCCGGTTAATTTCGACATAACACCATATATGACCGATCCTAATTTATCAGGCGAAGGCGCCGAGAAAATCCTACGGGTCAAGAACTATGCGATGGAGCAGGCGGGCCAGCCTGCGTTCGGTTATTCTCCGGCCTTCAATCAGGCCTATAAGGACATACTGTCGCCGGTCGGGACGCTGGGTCACATCAACAGCCAGGCTGATATCGTTGCGCGGGGTGTTCCAAACGGCGGGGACCTCAATCTTAAAGACATGCAGAAGATTGGCGAGCTTTACGCCAAGGTTCACGTAGACCCCGATCAATACAGCGACCATCTACGCGCGCAGGCTTTGTTGCAGGATGCAAAGAAATATCTCTCCTTTGAGAGCGACGACGGATACGTGAAACTGCGCGACCCGACCGGCGAGCATATCTACCTCGGCATGTTCACACAGGACTTCATGAAGGGGTTCGATCAGGTGATGTCGACCGGCGATCGGACACAGATCGACGACTACCTGAGCGACAAGACCGTGAAGGGGCTTCTGAAACAGATGCCGCGCACGCCAGCGCAAATGGAGAAAGACCGGCTGGCGGCGAGCGGGCAGTCCGTTCCTGGCGAAGTCGAACGGCCAGGGCAGCCGTTGCCTCCGGCACCGACGATCAACGACAGCACAAAGATCAATCCGGACGCCTGGAACGAAAGCATGAAGACGCTGCCGGTCAATCAGAGTGGCCAACCATTCACGCATGCGGCGTGGGCCGAGTATCTGACCCGGCTGCTTAAAAACCCGGACCCGAAGACCATCCAGTATTTTGATCAGCACTTTGGCGGCCAGGGGTTCAGCGGGGAAGAGATCGTTAAATCCCTGACGACGCCTTACAGGGAGCCCATAGTGCCGCCGCAGTATCCAGGCGTTCCCTGATGTCCGGTTCGCTGGCGCCTGATGCACTGGACGAGGCTGATCCGTTCGCTGGCATCGACCCGCACATGCAGGGGCCGGCGCCAGAGAGCACAGAGGACCCATTCTCTGACGTGCCCGCGCTCGGCACCTCGACCTCAACCATCGGCGCGTTCGGCGCACACGCTGCCCGCGGCGTCGCTCCGGCAGTCGGCGGTATGGTCGCGGCCGGTGCTGGCGCAGAGGCAGGAGCCGAAATAGGCGCGGGCGTTGGTGCGCTTGGTGGTCCGCTCGGCGCTGGCGTAGGCGCCGCTGTTGGCGGCTTTGTCGGCGGGGTGGGTGGCTTCTTCGCCGGGTCCTACGCGACCGAGGGCGTTCAGGATTACGCCATCCACGAACTGCCGATGGAGATGCAGGAGCCGCTCGGCATTTCTGACCGGGCGCAGCGGGCGCAGGAGCAGGAGCATCCTTACGCGTCGTTCCTCGGCGGTCTCGTGCCCTACGCGCTCACGATGTATCCGGGCGCCCCGACACTTGCCGCTGGCAAACTACCGGAAGGCGCGACGACCTTCCAGCGGATCATGGCCAATCCGGCGACGAGTCGGGTATTTGGCGGCGCTGCCATGGGCGGCATGGAACTTGGCCAGGAGGAATGGAAGGGCGAGACGCCAAACTGGGCGCGGATCGGCATCTCGACCGGCTTCGGGCTGCTGTTCAACAAGCCAACGAGCTTCGGCGAGCACCTGACCAGCTTCGGCGAGCAGACAGCGCGGTCCGCCATGACGCCGGTGCGAGGCGCCATGGTCGGCGCTGCGATGCGGGCCAATGTAGGCGAGGTGCCGGAGCCGCCGCCACCAACCGCCGCGCCAACAGAGCCGGACCAGGCCTACCGCACCGTCACCCATTATCCGCTGCTGGATATCCCGCCAGAGGGCATTCTGCGCCCCGACGAGCCGACCGTTGCCATGGCGGCAGATCTTGGCGTCGTCGGTCAGGGTGTGACGGAGAATACATTCCGCGGCGGCGAGGCCGTTAGCCCGAACGCCAGAGCCAACGCCACCAATGCAGCGGCAGATGAGCAATCCCTGCTGGGACCGCGACCGACGCCAGATGCCGATGAGGTTGCGCGTCGGCTCGATCCTGACGCCTTTACGGAACGGGATCGGCTGCTCGGCATTCAGGACACGTTGCGGGACTGGGTGAACGAACAGAGCGCGCCAGGAGAAGATACGTTTGCCGACCTCGATGCACGCCGGTATGCGGCCGAGGAAGCGCTGCGAAACGCCAACCCAAACAGTCCGGCGGCGCGCAATTTCCGTGCCACTCTGACCGATCTGGCCGCTGAGCGGGCCGAAATGATCCGCCGAAGCGCAGCCGCAGCGAGCGGCGAGGCCGTGAGCGGACCTGACATCCTTCTGGCACGACAGCACCTCGGCGCGATCGATCGCCAGTTGCTTGATCTTGGTCCTCGCCTGGCAGCCGCCCGACGCCGCGCCGCCGATTTTGTCGGACAACCAGAGGAGCCCGTCGCAGAACCGGAGGCCGCCGAAGAACAACCTGCGGTCCCGGCCTATTCGCCGGGCGTGGCACAGACCATTCCAGCGCAGGAGGTCACGCCGTCAGCCACGGTGCCTCCCGAGGTCGGCCGATCCGTTGATGACCAGCGCGCCAACATCATTGCAGCCGAAACCGCCAGATTGACCGCGGCCGGAATGACGCAACAGGAGGCCGAGACCAACGCGCAGGTCATTGCCGCCCATTACGTGACACGAGCCGCGCGGTTTGGCGGCAAGATCGGAACGGCCGAGTCCCTCTACACCGAACGGGCGCCAGAGGTGAGACGCGAAGCGGAGCCGGCAACCGCTCCTGAGCCAGAGCCTGCGCTTGCTCAACAGGCTCAGGGCAAGGTGCGCGTCGCACCGGGCAACGTGCGCTCAGTCGTCACTCTCATGCGCGACGCCAATGCCAGCACCTTCATGCACGAGACAGCGCATGATTGGCTGAAGCAGTTCATGGGGGACGCAGCGCACCCGGAGGCGCCTGATGACCTGAAGGCGGACGCTACCACCCTGCGGAGCTGGCTTGGTCGTGATGAAGGCTGGACCGGGTTTCTGGCCAATGGTCGCCCTGACAAGCGTCCACAGGAAAAGTTCGCCCGAACATGGGAACAGTATCTCCGGGAGGGCGTCGCCCCATCGCAGAGTCTGGCCCGCGTCTTCGGCCGCTTCAAGGACTGGCTGTCGGCAATTTACGACGCCGCGAAGAAAGTGCCGGGATCGCAGATCAACGAAGCCGTGCGCGGCGTGTTTGATCGAATGCTCGAAGGCGAACCCAAACGCACAACCTATGCCGGCGACAAGGAACCGCCGCTCAGTCTCGCTGCTATTCACCGCACCGACGCCGCAGAGACAGAGCCACATCAGGCCGAGGCGGTCGGCGATCGGGTCATGTCGGAAATGGCTGGTCAGGCCGCCGCGCCGCCACCGGAGATTGCCAGTGAAATCGCCAAGGTCGAAGCCGAAACCGCAGTCCAGCCAAAGCCAGGAGGACCAGAACCAGCAGCCGGAGCCGCTGAACCTGGGGCAGAAGCTGGAGTTCGCCCAACAGAGCCAGGAGCGGTGGGACAAGTTGTCGGCCAGCCCGGACCTGTCGCCCCAGGCAGCGGCGTGGGCGAGAGAGCAGGCGGTGTCGGCGCAGTCCGCGGTGAGGCTGTATCAGAAGGCGCAGGCGTATCAGGCCGAGCAGGCGAGTCAGCAGGACAGCGACGTGGACCCGAATTTGCTGGCGCTACTGGGCCTGAGCAACTCGCTCCCACACCAACAGACACCTTCACCGGGGGTGCCACCGACGTCGTCGACCTTGCCGGGAACATCCGCGTCGAGAACCTGACACCGGAGAACTTCCGGCAGGCGATATTCGATTCTGCCGAACGCAACGACGAGTTCAACAGCGTCCGTCCTGGCCTGACCAAAGGCCAGATGCTGGATCTGGCGGAAGCCTATGGGCTTGATGCCTCCCAGGTCGACGAGGCGAAGCTGGCCCAGTTGTTTGGTGGCATGGACGGTCTCGCGCCGAAGGTTTTGGCGCTCCGACGTGCGGTGGTGCAGTCGTCGGAAGTCGTCTGGAAGGCGATGGACGCAGCGACTCAGGCGGGAGCCGGAGACGAAGAAGTGGCGGCGCTCGCCATCGCGGTATCCCGACATGATATGCTGCAGGGCGCGCTGGCCGGCGCGACGCACAACTGGGGCCAGACGGGCTCGGCCTTCCATTCATTGGTTGACGGGTGGGGGCGCGCCGAAGACCTCAACCAACTCCTGAAGAGCACAACAGGCCGCGACCTGTTCCAGTTGAAGATGCTTGCCAAGCTCGGCAAGAACATGGACACGCCGGGCAAGATATCTAAGTGGCTGCGCGATGCCCAGGAACGATCCTACGGCAGAATGATCCTCGAATACTGGATCAACGGTCTGATCTCCGGCATCGCCACGCATGTCACCTACGGGATCAGCAACGAACTGCTGGCGATCGAAAAAGCAGGTCCCGAAACAGCCGCAGCGTGGGCGATCGGCGCGGTGAGACAGGCGTTCGGTCGCGCCGGAAGCAGGGTCCAGATCGGCGAGGTGGGAGCGCAGTTCGGGGCATCCTTCAGGGAACTCCCGGCTGCCGTGCAGTCGGCGCTGGAAGCCTATCGGTCCGGTGCGACGACGTTGCTGCCCGGCGAGACCGCGCGCCCCTGGACAGCCTTCCAGGGCGAAACGTCGCCAACATTCAGCCGGAACATGACGAACGATCCGGTGGGCTGGAAAGAGGTGGTCGGCAACGCCTACTCGCTCGTCGCCGGCATCCGCGACGGACTGCGTTCTGTCGGCGATCTGGTAAAGACGGGCGGCGATCCAACAGCGCCACTGTTCTCGCCGGTCTATGGGCACGGCCAGATACCGAATTTTGCCATCCGGGGCACCACCGTTCTCCCCCTGGGTGATCTCGCGCGACTCCCCAGCCGGAACGTTGCCGCCATCCACAGCGGTTTCCGGGCGATGAACTACTCGATGGAGATCAACGCCCTGGCCTACCGCCAGGCGGTCGAGGAAGGGTTGCAGGGATCGGCGCGCGACGCCCGGATTGCATTCCTCAGGCAAAACCCGACGCAGGAAATGATGGACGGGGCAGTCGGTAAGTCCACCGAACTGACCTTGATGGGTCAGGGCAGTAAATGGGTCGAAGCGCTGAGCCAGTTCATCAACAAGCCGGTCAATGTGCCATTCCTTGGCGAGACGCCGATCCTGAAGTTCGTTGATCCGTTCGTCCATATCGCAGCGAACATCATGAACCAGGCGTTCATTCAGCGCACGCCGATCGGGCTGATCTCAGGCGAGGTTCGCGCGGATCTGATGGGTCGCAATGGCAACATCGCGCAGGATACCTCCGCCGCCCGCATGCTGATGGGAAGCGCCTACGCTATGACGGCAGGCGCGCTGGCAGCGCAAGGTCTCATCAGCGGGTCGGGGCCGGTCGATCCCCATCAGGCTGCGATGTGGCGGCTGGCGGGGAACCAGGCGCACAGCGTCCGGATCGGCGACGTGTGGTATGATGTGCACCGCATGGGCACGCTCGGGATGCTTCTGGGCGTATCGGCCGATCTTTACGAGACCGCGCATGCTCTGGGTCGCGAGGATGCTTCCGTTGTCGGAATGTCTCTCATGCACGCCTTCGGCCAGAATATCCTCGATGAAAGTTTCATGCGCGGGCCGAGCGATCTGATCAAGGCGCTGACCGAGTCTGACCGCTACGGCGCTTCCTATGTGCGCACGTTTCTCTCGTCATTCGTGCCCTACTCGGTGGGCCTCGCGCAGATGGCCAGAGCGTCGGACCCCTACACCCGGCAGGCGCGCACGATCATGGACACGATCCGGGCGCATGTTCCCGGTCTGTCAGAAAGCCTGTTACCGCGGCGAGATGTCTGGGGCCAGCCGATGCCGAACAATGATGCGCTCCTGGTGCCAGGTCTGACAGCAATTTACGAGCGGCGCATGACCAACGATCCGGTCAACATGGCGATGCTCAATCTCGGGATCGCTCCGGCCCCGGTGGAGCGGATGATCCGCAACGTCAAATTGACCGACCAGCAATACGACGACTTCGCAAGGGTCGCGGGCGTCACCACCAAGTCAAGGCTGGATGCCATCGTGCGCGGTCAGGACTTCGCAACATGGCCGCGCGCCACGCAGCACGACGTGATACAGGAAGTCATCAGGCAGTCCCGAGAGTCGGCACGCGGATGGATGATGATGAAGAACCCGGAGATACCGAGAGAAGCCGCACAGATGCGTGGCGCCAGGCGCGAAGGGAAACCGATCGAATGATGACCAGGAAACGCCTCAGGTGGGCGCTGCTGATCCCGCTGCTGCTGGCGGTGTGCGGTGGTGCGCAGGCCCAGATCACGGCTGCGCAATCGATACCGGGCTTCTACGTGCAGCAAGGGACGGACGGGTGCACCGCCGTAACGGGATGCTTCATTCCGTATAGCGCGACCTATCCTCTACCCACTACTGGCGGCGGCGGTGGCTCCAACGCATCGGTAGGTGCCACGGGAAGCGCGGTTCCGGGGAGCGCCACGTATCTCGGCATTAGCATCGCTGGCACGCTGACTGGACTTACTGCCGGGCAGGCAACCATGGCGAACTCCGTGCCAGTGGTCATCGCTTCAAACCAGAGCAATCTTCCGAACAATATAGCGGCATGGGCTGGGACGACGCTCGGCCCACCGTCGAACTACGGCACGTCGCCCGGGGCCGTCGCGGTGCCGGGGGTCAACGCGTTTGTGACCAACACGCCGGCCGTCACCCAGAGCGGCATATGGACCGTGACAGGCGCTGGTGGCTCATTTCCAGTCACCGGATCGAGTAGCAACGCCAGTTCCGCCGTCGCCACATCATCGACAAATGTCCCAAACGTTTCCTTCAGCTATGGCTTCAACGGCACGACGTGGGATCAACTCCAGGTTGACACGGCAAAGAGTCTGAAAGTCAATCCAATCCCGCTCAACATTCCAGCCGCTGGCACAGTCTCCGCCATCGTCACTGGCGGCACGGCCGTTACGCTCATCACTGGCCCGGTCAACGGCTGCTATGTCACCAACCCTCTGACCGCCAGCGACCAGAACATCGCAACCGCAGAGGTGGCACAGGTCAATCCGGTCACGACGGCGACGGCAGCGGGACGTGGCACAAACTCAACGCTTCAGCCCGGACAGACCTTTACCTGTCCAGCCGGCATGACGACAAACCTGAGCGCCATCGCAGCGACAACGGCGCACGCATTCAACGTGGTGAAATGGTAATGCGCAACATCCTCGCTTCCCTCACGGCGCTCATTCTGCTTTGCGGGAGCGTGTCGGCGCAGCAGACGTTACCGGGGCCCGGGCCTGTGCCGACTTCAGCAAGCACGTCCATTACGCCATTCGGCTCTGTCAATCCTGTTCAGCTTGGCAAAGGCTTTTCCAACTTTGCGGCCCAGATCAACGCACGACCCCCGACAATCAATGACGATAGCACCCGTAATAACAGCGTTGGCGATATTTGGTGTGTGCCGGCGCTGAACAACTGCTGGCAGAATATCTCAAATGCGGCTGGCGCTGCGGCGTGGTTGACAATTTATCTCGCCAACAATAACACAATCGGCAACGTGCTTCCCTTGGATGCGTCAGGTGTCACGGCTCAGTTCGCCCTTGGCACCGCGCTGATGACGAAGAACGCCAACGTCATCGCGCTCAATAAGTCCATAGATGTATGGCGCAGCGTCGATCAGACGACGCTCACGGTCGGTTGGGCCAACGGGTATGTTGACGCACAAGCTGCAGACAACTTCTGCAATGGGTCATTATGGTGCGATGTCTCAAAGGCTTATGATCAGAGCTACGTGTTTTCAACCGGTGCGTTAAACTCCAACGATCACACTTCGTTTCCGGGGAATTATCTGGTTGCCGCAAGTGTTGCAACAGGTGGGACATGCACCCCAGGAACCTACACGTTTACGTTGGCGGGCGGAACCGGGTCACCCCTGGGTCAATTTAGTGGGACGGTAACAGGGACGGCTCTGGCTGGTGCGCTGACCGTTTCTCCGACAGTGCCGGGCGCCTATCTCACGCCTCCCGCTAGCCCGACCTCGACAACGGGTGGCACGTGCACGGTGCAACCCACAATCACTGCCACATTCCAGCACTCGGCGCCGCTTTGGACCACGAACACCGTCAACGGACATCGTGTCGTTGATTTCGGAACCGACTTCACATCTGGTAATCCGCAGACGTATCTGGCCAATGAGCAATGGCTAAACTCACCCGCCGGTGTCGCGATTAACCTGCGGACGGCTACGATTATTGCCGCACTACAAAACCGCACTGCGATCTATGGTAAGAATGTTATTTATTCCATAGGACCGCCTACCAACGACTCAACGCTTCAGTCGGTTTGTGCGACGGGCGCCGGAATCAGCGTCGGCAACACATGCAACACATCTGCCGTAGGATTGACCAATCCAGCCATTTGGCAGTTCCAGACTGGGGCGGCAGCTACAACCTACAATATTGGAAATGTTTCTGGATCAGTGACCGTCACGCAACCTAACGCCGTTGTGAATGGAGGCTCAATAGGTCCAGGCCTGGTTGGTCGGGTTGGCGACTTTGACCTGCTCGGAATGATTGCGTGGAACAGCACACTATCTGCGGCGATTGCAGAGAACGTAAGAGCATCGTTCAACCTGCTGGCAGGAAACGCCCCCCAGGCATCGGACACGCGCATCATCTTTATAGGCGACAGTATTGCCTATGGTTTTACCAGTCCCTACAACAATGGCTGGCCGAAGTTCATGCAGATGAAGGGGCTGATGAACAGGCCGGTGCAGTTTCTGAATATGGGGTATCCTGGCGGTCAGTTTGTCGGAGGCACTCGGAATTTTACCACCAGTTTCTCAGCTGACTCAACCGCCGCTTATGCTGCCGGCATTCCGCATATATTCGTACCAATCGCCCTCGGCAGGAACGATCTGGCTAACGGCGCATCTGCCGCTACAACGTTTGCGAGCAATCAAACCTATAGCGGAGATTGGCAAGCGCTTGGCTCCAATGTTCAAACGGTCGCAGTTACATTGATTCCGGAAACGGATGTTAGTATCCCGGCGGTGGCGACCTATAACGCTTTGGTGCGTCTCTGTTGGCAGGTTCCAATTGCCGCCACGACAACAGCCTGTCCGACCGGCGGCCTTGGGGCGGTAGCACTCATCGACTTTGCCAACGATCCGATCTGGTCCAGCGGCAGCTTTACCACCTATCTCGTGGCGAACGGTCCGCACCCGACAGACCCTGGAGCGGAGGACATGGCCATTACCGCTGCTACTCAAATGAATGCGTTGATCAATCAATGATGAAATCTGTCCTTCTTTTTCTCTGCCTGTTGCTGCCATGGGCAGCCAATGCTCAAGGCGTCGCGCCCATTACCTCTGCGACATCGGTTGCTGGTGGGAGCACGACAGCACTTTCTTTCGGTGCCCGTTTTGGGCAGCGCCTGAATGTGCGCGATGGCTGCGGCTCCCCTGGGGCAGTTGGAAACGGCGTTGCAGATGACAGCCCAGCATTTGCAGCCTGCATGAACCTTGCTGTCACGATGGCGACAGCCGGCACCCCGGTCGTGGTGTATGTGCCAGGCGGTAACTATCTGATCCAGAGCACACAACTGCCGCTCATGACCTATGGCGTCGGCATCGTTGGAGACGCGCCTCATAAGACCTATATCACGATAGGCTCCTCCTATGCCGGAACCTTGTTTGGTTGGTCTGATGCCTGGCAGCTGAACGCTTATAACGGCACCACGTTGGTGCCGTCGGCTGATAAAGCAGGGCCATTTGTCGAGAATGTGACGGTTATTGGCAATACAACTTCAGCATCCGAGCAAGATGCTTTTGTGTTTTATGGGCGTGATGATTTTGTAGAATTCCATAATGTTGCGGTCTACTTCCTGAATGGCCAGTGTATTCGGACCGGATATACGACGGGTGCGCAAACCCAGGCGTATGTGAGAGAGAGCCTGTTTGACAACTTCTGGTGCTGGGAGGGAGGCACAGCCTCGAAACCGGCGGTCGAAATTTCCACCACCTCACCCAGCGGCAGTGATGCGACCAATCAGGTAACCTTTGTGGACCTTAATATCTTCGCTTCTGCCGGCATCGGTCTTCAGATTCACACGCCAACTGCATTCTCCAACACAAGGCAGATCACGTTCATTCGTCCTCGCGTTGAGCACAGCGCTGCGGACAACATCCAGATAAGTGCGCTTGGGGACCTTGGTGGCACCAACGAAATCCATATGTTTGCGCTGGAGAGTACGACCCCAGGCGGCACGAATGCTGGCTTCTATGCCCTGAACATCGGCGTTGAGCCGACCATCCAGGATTACGATGTGCAGGTCTTCGGAGGCACCATTGGCCCATGTTCTGCGACGCCATGCTACGGTGTTTATTTTAATACGGTGCGACAGGCCGAGATAAAACTACAAAACATTTCGACCACAGGCGCGAACATAACCTATGGCGTCGGAGCCGGGGCGAACATCACGCTGGACGGAGGCGGTTCCGAGCAGAGTTGGACCTATACGATAAACTCGGTTGCCAATAAGGTTGCGACACCGCTTTATAAATATGGCGATCCGACCGGTATATTTGGCGGCACAACCCCGCCAGCAGTTGCTGGCGTCTATCATGATGGAAGCGCTGGGTTTGGGAACCCTCCCAGTGGGGGCGCCGTTGATTTACAATTCACTCGAAATGCAAATACGCAGATCGCTGGGTCAATCAATTCCTGTCTGATCGCAGGAACATTCAATACAATCACAGCGCCTGCGAATGACGCCTGCATAGCAGGCGGTGCTACGAACATGCTTACTGGCGTGGCGGGTTTCATAGGAGGCGGTGCGTTTGCCATCGATCGAGGAAGATACTCTGTGCAGCCCTTCGCCTCCGGGAAACTGTCTGTGCAAGGTGACGCCGAGATTGTCAGGGCCATCTTCAGGTGCACGACGAATACCGGAACGGCCTGCCGCCTCACAGCAGATCAGGCAGCGGCAGGCGTGGCCAATTGCGATAATATTTTGGTGAACTTCGCTTATGGACTGGCTGTCCATTTGCACGCCCGCGACAACACGACGCCTGGAACGGATTACGATTGGCAGCTTCCCAACGGCTTCATGACACGAGAGACCCTGGCGAGCACAACCGAGGTTACTCTGGGCACGCCGAACGTTCTTACCAGGGGAACGACCACGGGCGCTACGGTATCTCTTACAGCCGACACCACGAATGCGTGCATCAATCTGGCGTTTACGCCTCCGACCGGAAATACAGATACCTGGAACGTGGTGGCCAAGATTGAGACGGTAGAAGTTCAATGATCCACCCGACTGTTGGCTCGCTGTGACAGTTCGGCGGCTTGTGATACCGTAATCGCCGCGCGCCCCGGCGCTCTCCGGGCGGGAGATTTGCTGTGGGTCTGATCCTGTTGATCGTCGTCATCTTGCTGATCTTCGGAGGCGGTGGCGGCTACTACGGCTACAACCGCTATGGCGGTGTCGGTCTCGGCGGCGTGCTCGGAACGGTCCTCGTCATCGTCCTGGTGCTGTGGCTGATCGGCGGCGTCGGATACCGGTGAACGATGATAACGGAAGGCTCCCTTCAAAGTTGGTTGCTCGTCCTGGCACCGTATTTCGCCATCCTGTTGCCGACGATCATTGGATATCTGAACAACCGGAAGCTCTCTCAGGTGCAGGCAACCGCAGATCGCGTTGAGGTGAATGGCAACGGACACACAAGCGCCTTGATCGAAATGGCGAGGTCTGTTGATCCCGCCATCGCTGCCGTCGCCAGAGCAGTGGTGGTCGAAGCTGCCAAGGACGATGCCGCAGCGGTTCTGAAGACAGCACAAGAGCGCGAACTGAGATCTTCCCAGCGGCCTGAGGGCGACGCCTCTGGGTAGATTCCGTCCCTCAACAGTCACTACCCCTCCCCGCGGCGATGTGCCATAAAGCCAGCCATGAGCCGTAATGATCCCCTGTCGCTGTTCGAGCAGGCCTACGACGGCGAGGTTGCTGTGGTCGAGACGGCGGAGGCCGCGGAAAGGGCCGCGATCGAGGCTCAGTTGACCGCGCTCCAGCAGAAGAAGGACGACGCGCTCGCGGATTGGTTACGGCGCGTCATCCGCCGGGCTTATGAGAAGCTGTGCGAACTCGACCACCACCACCATCCCCGCCAGATTGTGCTACTGCCGCAATACTTCACCGACTTACACACAGGAGCCGTTATCCCCATGGCCGACATCCAACTTCCACTGAACAACGCCTACACGGCTGTCATCACTGAGTACAACCCGACCACGCAGGCGTTCGATCCGGTGTCCTCGACCGACGTGTTCACCGCGACCCCGAGCGACACCACGAACATGAGTGCCACCGTCGCACCGTTCGTGCCGCCCGCAGGCGCCACCGCTTCGCAGACCGCCCTGGCCGGCATCCCGGCAGTAACCGTGCAGTGGCTTCACACGGTCTCCCCGCTGCTCGTGGGCGTCGGCGTGACCATCACTGACAGCGCCGGCAGTTCGCCGGTGACCCTTGAGTTCGACATGCTTGCGCCCAACACCGTGCCAGATCAGATCGGCGTTGACAGCGCAGACGCAGTGTTCACTCCAATTCCGACGCCGGTGTAATCTCCTGCGACGGGTTGAGGCAGAAGCCGCTCTCCGGGGCGGCTTTCCTGTTTGAGGGGTGAGAGAGATGGGCACACTCGCGCTGTTCGGGATCTGGCTGCTGATCTGTGGGGTTTGCCAGGTCTGTGAATAAGCCAGCGTGTTACTGGCCCGACCTCAGACGCCTGCCCGATGGCTGGCGTGTCCGGACGATCCGCTGGGAATCTGGCAGCGTGCAGGTTCTCCTGCAGGAGTGGAACGGCGTCACCGTGTTCGGAACGGGCGCAACTCCGAACGCTGCATTCGAGAAAGCAAGGGATGCGGCGTTCGAACGCGAGGCAAAGTTCAACGGTCTCGACGTTCGTAGACTTCGCCAGGAGAAAGGGATGACTCTGGCCGTCGCCGCGAAGCAGATCGGCATTCCCATCAGCCACCTGAGCCGGTTGGAACTCGAACAGATGATCCCGTCGGCCACGACATTGGCGAGATTGTCGACGTGGGTAGCTGGTTTGACCGGTGGCGGGGAAGTGGCGCATGAACGGACAGCAATCCCAAAGGTCAGTAAACCAATGAAAAGAGCACTCTTCGCTGCGGCAGCCTGCTTCATGCTGATTCCTGGCGCGTGGGCGCAGATAACCGCTACGGCTCCCCCGATCCCAGGCGCCACCAATCGGCCCGTGATTGCCGGAGAGACGCTTTCCTGGTCCGGCCCGGTCGGGGGCGGCCCGAGCAATGGCGTCTATTCGCACCAGTCGCGCGTCCTGACGGTCAGCGGTCCGGTCACCACCAGTAGCGACGGGCAAATCATCGAAGGGCTCGATATCCGCGGAACGGGTGGTCTGACCAACGGTGTGCTGACGATCAAGAACAACGGCGTCATCATCCGAGAAGATCGCATCTTCGAAACGACCGCAGGCCAGCAAAACAAATACACCGTCTTCGTCGATGCCAGCGTCACCGTCGCGCCGATCATCGAGGACACGCTGATCGATGGCCATGCGCTGAATGGCGGCGGCAACACCTCGTGCGTCTCCGGCGATGTCGGCAACAAGGCCGGCGGTCCGGGCGTCAGGCAGATCATCATGCGGCGCGACACCTGCGAGCGGTCGGAACAGGCGCTCCGCTATGTGCTCGGCAGCGCGACGCCGATGCCGGGGGACACCTATGCGATCCGGTTCACCGAGAACTGGTGCCACCTCATGGGCGGCCAGGATGCCGACTGGGTTGAAATCTACCCGGCCGGCACGACCAATGAAGTGAACAACATCCTGGTTCAATATAATCTGTTCGACGGAACCAACAACAAGGCCGGCGGCTCTGACAGTGGCGTGAACCTGACGACGGCGAGCGGACTGCCGGCTGGCACGATCGGTCCGAATATCCTGATCGACCACAATTGGTTCATCCATTGGAACACGGTGCACTTTATCGTGGCCAGTGGTTCTGGCGGCGGTTCGATCAGCTTCGGCTTTACGAACAACGGAATCCTCAAGGGGTTCCTGGACAACGCATCGCCGGCAGATGGTGTGAAGGCGAACGGTGGAAACTACATCATGAGCACGCCGACAAGCCTGACGGGCGCGCTGTATCACGGGACCGGCAACCTATGACGCCGAGGATGCAAGTGATATGAGCGGCACGACCGCGCAACCGGATAAGGTCAGCGTAATCACGCCGCTTGTCGTATCTGTTGTCGCCGAGGCAATCTTTCTGGCTGCCATCGTTATTGCGTGGTGGACCAAGGATGCGAGCCTTGGGATATTGCTCGGCGCCGCCGCCACGAATGCCACGACCGTGGTTAATTACTGGCTTGGCAGTTCGTCCGGCAGCAAAGCCAAAGATGCCACCATAGCTCAGCAGGCATCCGTGACACCGCTGCCGGGGACAACCACAACCACCACAACGCCGCCGCTGAGCAACACGCTGACAGCCTCAGCGGCAGCCAACACCATGGGAACAACGAAATGAGCAGGGAAATCACTGGCCACAAAGTCAATCCCGCGAACGATCGACTAACTATTGAGGTAATTGACGAACCCGGTTCAGGAGGCGCGAACCACGAATACACAATCACCGGTATGGATCGCGGCAGTAGCATCTGCCTCCTGACGTTCCAGAACGGACCGATCGCTGAGGTCGGCGTCAACGGTCTAACCCACGAAGCGCTGCTTGCCATCATCGTCGACCGGCTTCAGGCGTTCCAAAAAGGACCATTCGCCTGCCGCGAAAATGCTCTGGCCCTCACCAAGATCGAAGAGGCACAGCATTGGTTGCACCACCGCACCATGGCTCGAATGCAACGAGGCGTTGAGGGGACACACACAATATGAACCGCCGAACCCTCCTGAGCACCACGGTGCTCGTCACGGCTGCCGGCGTCCTGACGGCGTGCGGCGTTCTCACAGCGTCGCAACTCTCGACCGATGCCGAAGCTGCGGCCAACGCCGTCTCAGCCATCGCTGTCACGCTGGAGGGCGTCGTGCCGGCGGCGGATACCGCAATCCTGACCGAGATCGAAAGCCTCGCGACGACCGCCGGCCAGGACGCAACGGCGATCGGGAGCGTGATCAGTTCCATCACGAGTTCGTCGAG